TGAAGAGTTGTATCTGCTGTTGTGCGGGCTGCTGCTTCAGCATCGATGTTACCCTGAAGGGCAGCTTCTGCTGCCAATGCGCGTGCAGCTTCAGCATCGATGTTCGACTGAAGAGTTGTATCTGCGCCTTCGAGCGTTGTTCGAACGTCGTCAAGGGCATCCCTGTTTACAATCGTATAGCCAGATGCTGCGGCTTTAAAATCTACCACGCTCAAGCTAACACCCATGTATTTTGGGTCAAATTTTGCAGGGACCAGTTTACCGTAAAGGGCTGCGCCCTCAGCGGCAACTGCCTCTGCCATTGTTTCATATTCTTCAGCGCCGCCTGCTAATTCCAGGTCGACCTGACGAATGTTAATTCTAGTTTTAGACATAATGTTTCCTCCTGTTGTGTCTTCATTAATGTTTTGTACTGTGATTTTGTCCAGCATACCGAGGTCATCCCCGCCATCTGCCGAACTATCTTTTGTGTAGGACCACTTTAGTTCATAAGTTCCTGCCGCGTTAAAAGTGTATGTCACTTTAGCCCAGCCAGGTGCTCCTGAGATGCCGGATCCTTCTTCGGCACCATCTACATAGAAATGCAGTTTATCATAGTTAGCTTCTGAGGAAACATTCCACCAGAAGTTCAAGACCGCAGCCTCAGTGATAGTCAGAGAATATACCAAAACGGAAGCCTGGGAATCGTCGATATCCTGAGATATTAGATGCTTGGTTCCTTCATAGGCTCCTCCGTTAGCCACAACTTCCCATCCGGCATCGCCAGAGGTGGTAAAGCCGCTAGGAAGAGATCCTACATCGGTTGACTCAAAGTCTTCATCTAAGACGAACGCTCCTTGAGCGCCAGCATTTACTGAGACGCCGTCTGAAGTCGAAGAGGTGACGAATTCGTCATCGCTAACAGTCACAGTGACGGTTCCAGCAGTATCTGTAGTGTACGAGGTTCCGGTTACGCCGGCTACTGCGACTCCATCAAGATTCCACTGATATTTCCGAGTTTGACCACTAGGAGTAGCGAGCCAGCCTGCGCTGCCGTATACAGAAAGAGTGTCGCCGACATCCTGGCCAGCAAGAGTTGCATCTTCGCCACTTTCAGTTATTTTGACAACTGAAATGGTTTGTGGGCCGCCTGTATAATCACTGACATAATTATGAGCTTGACCGCTATTGGCAAGAGCGTCATAATTATCAGCATCAAATACCATAGTATTGATAGAAACCGCGGTTCCCGGAGAGAACGGCCCAGGCTGTGGTCCGGTCGATGGGAAATTTGGTTCTATAGTTAGCATTGCATAAGTTGGTCCGTTCGAGATACGAATACGATACATTGCCTGCTCATCTGCCGATGTCGCGACATACGCGCCGCCTGCATCTTTGATGTGGGACGGCGTGATAAATATGTCATTGTTTCCACCACCATTAACGGTCAAACCAGCCCAAGTATACTTGATTACTTTATCATAGGCGCTGCCGTCATAGGCAGTACCAGTGATTCCCATTTCAAGAGTGTCAGCGGCAGGGTAGCGTCTGTCTCCAGCCGTACCAAGCCACGAAGATGGGATTGAAGCTTCGTCAACATCTAAGTTGCTTCCGCCATAGATATATCCAGCATAGTCGTAAATGTGATCTAAATTCACAGGACTACCCCATGAGGACATATAAGTTTTCCATTGCTGGAAACTGTTTAAATTAAAAGCCATATTGTTATTTCCTCCTCAATGTTTGAAATTGAAATATGTTGGTTTTGATAAACCAAAAGTTTAAAAAAACCAAGAACAAGTATGCCAGGCACACTCATTCGCCCGTAGATAGGAGGTCACTACACGAAAAGACATAAAGAAGCCCCTTTTCTAAATGAAATAAGGGGCTTAATTTAAATGTTATTTTTTAATATATTTTAGCTATCGCGCCAAAGGTTATTTGAGGCATATTTAATAATCTCGTTTGCGGAATCTTCGTTATATCCGTGATCCTCGATTAACACTTTAACCATTTCATTATATTTCTTTTTCTGTTTATTGTCTCTGGATTTCGACTTGGTTACAATTCTGGAGATATCTCTCACTGAATCCAGCAGCTTACTTTCGATTGCTTCCTTGAGTGGACCATAAGCTCTCCAGTCAATTTTTTCCTTTCTTCTCAGTTTTGCGAACATATAAGCAGTGATATCTGCCCTGAAGTTGTCTTTGGCTGATCCAACGATTCCTATTTGTTCTTCGATTGAGGAAAGGAAGTCTTCATCTGCAGACATCTCTTCTCCAGTGACGTTGTCTTTTACCTTAGTTGCGTTAACATATGCCTCCGCATGATCAAGATAATTGTCGAAAAGGGATTCTGCCTGTTCCGAATATGCTGAAACAAATGCTTTTGTTATTTCTTTTTCCAGTATTCTCAAGTACTCATCGTGAAGCTCTTTTTGGAGAAACGATAGATATTTCTCTCTCAAGTCATCGACAACTACCTGCTCCTTGACCTGTTTCACGAGCGCATCACGAATTGATATCGGGGTGACCATGTTTTTATCTGAATCGGCTAAAGCGGCATCAATAGACTTCATGATAAATCTAGTTGAAAGTCCAGTCATACCTTCGTCTCTCGCTTCTTCCCTTAGATCGTTAATATCTATTTTTTTGATATATCCCTTCTCAACGATCTCCTCTCCATTATAAATCTTCATCTTTGTAATAGAGTCAACCTTGTTAGATATCTTTAGACGCGACAAAACAGCGAACATTGCCGCTATCTCTAGGGTGTGTGGGGCGATATGTGCATCGAAATCAGATTCATCAAGCATTTTTTGATATATCTTCTGCTCTTCACCGATTTCAAGACAATAAGGAACGTTAACTCTGACAATTCTATCAAGAATTGCCTCATTTGTATTTTCTGACTTGAACTTATTCCACTCAGCTTCGTTACAATGGGCCAGGATTACACCGTCAAAATAAATCATGGCGCCTTTACCTGGTGATGGGACGGATTTTTCTTGAGTTGCCGTAATCATAGTGTGAAGGAACTCTATTTCATTTTTAAACACCTCCACAAATTCTACAATACCACGATTTCCGACATTGAATGCGCCGTTTAGACTCAGGGCCCTGGGATCATCCTCTGGGTACAAATCCAATTTAGAGATATCCTCTGATCCAATCAGGATACTGGTATCTTGGGTGTTCGCGTCCATGGGAGGAACAACGCCTACGCCGCGGCGACCCCTCACAGAGAAGGTGGATTCGATTACGGGCATACTTAGATAATCTCCGCCATATTCGTTCAACAGGTTGTGTCGACAAACCGGACACAAATCCCCCTCGACGTTGACACCATAAAGATCTTTAAATTCTGCTCGGAGACTTCTCGGTATCAAGTGTAGCGGCTCTTCCTGGATGGGACAGCCTGCGATCTGATAAAAGGAGCCTGCGGACTCTAGGGCGCGTTTAACGTGTTCGATGAGTGCTGACTTTCCGGCGCCGACTGGGCCTAGCAGAAGAAGAACTTGCTTGCTCTCCTCTCCCCTCATGGCTGCAGAATGTAGATATCTCATAATTTTTGCCAAAGATCTTTCCATGCCAAAGAATTTTGATTGAAAATAATCATAAGTTCTTATTTTTTCACCATTGAATAGGTTTGCGCATCGGCCGTCTTCTGGAGACATCCTAGTCACGCCTTCCGCTTTAATGGTCTCATAGAGCCTTTTGTGAGCTAGTATGGAAATGGTTCCATCCTCCTCAACGAGCTTCAAATATTCCGAAAAGGTCCCAGAAAACTTGCTTTTGTTCTTTTCTTTATTCTTCTTCTCAATAATCTCTAAAAATTCATTTGTTTTTGTCATTTTAAAATTCCCATAGTTCACCTTCCAGAATGGAAGTAAATATTATATCATCATCCCACAAAAATTTAATGTGATCGTACACTTTGTTTGCGTAGCTAATCTCCAAGTCGCGACCATCATGTTCATGCTTTAGATATAAAATATTCATTTTTTTATTAAATTTATCAACGCGCACAACTGGGACGCTGTTAAGTCCCACATTACTAATTAGGGCGTCCCTCACGCTTTTCCACCCTTCTTTGTCAGAAATGTCATTAATTGCGTATTTTCTACCTGGCTTATTGTAAGAGTAGCTAAAGAGATTCAATTCTTTACACATTTCCTCATCCAAGTACTTTCTTATGAACGCTTCATCGTCATGAATCTCGCGAACCAGCTTGCACTCTTCGAATCCGTGATCCCTCTCTATCTTCTTAAACATGTTGTAGCCAAGATGATAAGGATTGATCCTACCCAACATTGGACGGACGACCTGGTTGTGTGATTTCAAAAAGGCTATTTGATATTTGTCCGGCAAGTTTAGATCATTCATTATTTTTTCATGAATCATCACAGCCCAGCCCTCATTCATAATCTTTGTCCTAGCCTGTGGTATGAAGTACGAGGACCTTCTCTCTACCATCCCCACCAGATCTCTTTGCCAGTCTTCAAGATTGCGAGAATTGTTTTTTATAAAACCAAGCAAGTTGTAGTCTTCAATATTTTCGAAACGGAACAAATCGCCAATCAAATTTTTATTGTCTTCGTTGTTTTTATCCTCTTTCGAGCTAGCTGGGCTTCTCACAATGCCTGGAATTCTTGGTACTTGGTACTGTATGGAGTGGCAAGCGTCTAAGATCGCCTCCACTCTATCGATTCCAATGCTGGGATCCTCTATATAATCTCTTACTCTTTTTGAGGCAGATTTAAACCTAGATATAATATTTGATGGATCTGTCTCTTTGAACATGCGATTATTTTTAAAAAAATCAGAATGACCAACACAGTGAGCCATAGTCAGCAGATGGATGCTCATTGGATTCTCAAGCATCAGATAGGCTATGCTTGGATTACTGTTTATGATCATCTCATAGGGTAAGCCCTCCATTCCAAGATTGTATCGAGTAGAAGTTCTTTCAAAGTTTTTTCCGAATGACCAGTGACGATAGTGAGTTGGCAAGCCACTGTAGGCCATGGCGCCCAGCATCTCATGATAATCTAGAATCTCATATTCTATAGGAAACCAATCGAGGGCATATTTTTCTTCTGCAATTTTACAGATTTCCTTGTCATATCTTTGTAACTCTTTTATGGTCCAGTCTTTCATGGGAGGTCTCCTCCAAATATTTTATTAAAAGAAGGCCAAATGTCCTTAGACTCGGCGATCTTCACTCTCTTTATCCCCTCACTCTCAAGTGGGGCCAGACGAGTCCACATACTGCTTGGATCCAGAGAACTATTGAATGCGAAATATGTATCGTTATCTGATCCGTGAGCCAGAAATGGATTGATCTCAGCATAGCAGAACATCTGATTAATTTCAGACAGACTCTTTATGAGGTCTAGTGATTTCTTGTTATCTATCGACCAGTTTTCGCCATCACCACAATAAAAGGTGTAAATGTTCCACGACGATGGGTGATATCTCTTTTCTATAATTTCCTTCTCCATCTCAAGAGCAGAAGACATCAGGGTGCCTCCGGAGGTTGCTCTTTCAAAAAACTCTGATTCGCTGACTTCTTTGGCATCAGTTGAGTGGGATATGAAGACCACTTCTATATTCTCATATCTGTACCGCAAAAATTGATATAACAGGAAGTAGAAGCTTCGAGCCAGGTACTTTTTCTGTTTATCCATAGAGCCTGATACATCCATCAAGAAAAAGACTACAGCAGAACTGCTTTCAACGTCCTTTTCCTTCATATGTTTATATTTTAGGTCATCCTGGTGAAATGGGAATCTCTCTTCCCCATTCGGATCAAAAGTTCCGCTTGCGATGGCACGCTTCTTTCTTCTTATTTTTCTTTTTATCGTTTCTTTCTTAGAGAGTCTCGTTCGGATCCCCTTCTTTCGGTACCCTTTTCTTCTAAGCTTTTTGTCCTTGATAAATCTAAATTTCTTTTTTTGTAGGTCTGGCAAATTTAGGTTTTCGAATAAATACTCTGCGAGTTCGTCCAACGTTATCTCTACTTCATAGTATTCCTCGCCGGGCTCATTACTCGCCTTCTTTCCAGATCCCTTTCCTTTCTGTGGCTTTTTTCTTAGTATTTGCCCTTTTTTTACCTGTTTATCTCCCGCTGAAGCTGCTTTTTTATTACTCTTGTTTTCTCCGTAAATGAATTGATACTCTTTAATTCCTTTAACGGGGATTTTTACTTTCTTTTTTCCGTCCTGTCCGATAATCGACTCGTCTGCAACCACGTCCTTGATGCCTTCTTTAAGGGCTTTCTCGATCTTTCTTTTATGGCGCTTACGGTCTGCAGCAGAGCGGTCAGCAACTGATTTATGCTCGCGAAATGTACTCATACTAAAGTTAAAACCTCCACTAAGACACGTTGTCCTTCCTCAATCTCCACGATGCTATATAATTCGCCATCATCGATATAATAGTCTCCGGTAGCCGGGAGTCCTGTTAGCTTTTGTCTCATGCCGTTCTCATATACTGCGGCGGTGACTGTAGATAGCTCTCCCACTCCCAGAAAGCCGTTGAGAGACGTATCCGGTGCTATATCCACCGTGGCGTCGTTGACATAACATATCCTGGCGATCGAAGATCCACCAGATCCACCAGATTCCTCGGACTCAGATGATGTTTCGGACGACTCAAGGATAGCGGCGATGGTGTCAGATGGAAGAACATTCAGGTCTATCAGGCCTTTTCTCGTTTTTATACATTTGGCCTCAATCTGGAAAAGATGGTCTACCTGTCCGAAAAGCTGACGATCTTCCTTGAGAGACACAATTTCAAAAAATGATGTTCCGTACTGAACATAATCCCCTTCTCTGACATAGAGATCCTGATCTTCGTGGAGTCTCCTCTCGTGAAATCTTACCGTTATGGGATACTCCTTATCTAGGCCGTAGTGATCCGTGGTGGTGGTGATTCCCTCAAATTCTACAAGGGCATACACCCTAACTGGAGGCATGAAACTCTTTTCAATTGCTTCACCATATAGTGGGTGGAAATTTGTTCTTTCCATAGAAACAGGGAGATAAGTAATGGCTTGGCCAATGACACGCTCGATTAACTCATCATTAACCTGCTTAACTAAGTTTCTCTCGTTCTCTCCAAGAAAAAGCGGTGGTGGCGGATTTGATGGCTTGCTCCATTTATTGTCATCAGCCATTATTTATATTCCTTCTTATCACCGAATATAACCCTCTCTCTGGGCATCTTAACTTCGACAGCATTCTCCCTAATAGTGACTTTAGGGCGCTCGTCATTCTTTCCAGCGCTCAGCAGGTATCCCAGTATCTTCAAATCGATAGTGGTCTTGAACTTCCTCTCTTCTTCAGCCAGATTTGATAAAGTGTTATCTAGTGCGGGATCATTCTGAATGAACCCTTCAAATTTGTGACCATCACGGTGAATGAAAAAATTATTGATTTGGCCTGTAGTTGTAAGAAATGGAGTAAATATCTCGTTCATCTGCTGCTGATATTCAGTACTGATAACCATAGAATAAGTCGCTACAACATATGTCGGGATTGGCATAGTGATAGTTTCGTAAACCACCTTCTTGTTATTGAGTGGGAAATTCTGCTGCTTGAATCTTCTCTGTGACGTAGCGTTTGCGAAGTTGGATGTCTTATCTTGCTGGATTCTCCTAGAAACTTCGATGGCGCCCCCTCTAGGATCGTTGTATTGCGGTAGGTGGGCCCATGCGACACCCTTCATCGCAGGATCTTTTATAAGCGAAGTCCTTTCAATTGATATTACTGGAAAAGTGAAGATGTTATTAGAATTTCTAAGGTCTTTATCGTTTTTTGTCTGATATGCTCGTTCTGGCATTGACCAGATTATTGGCACTTTTTTCCATCCCTCGTTAGTTGTGCAGTATAGATCCATTTCTTCGTTCACCCAGTCGTAAAGAGCCAAATCTATGGTCTCTACAGTTGATGGCATCAGCGAGATGTCCTTCAGCGGAACTGGCTTGTCATCTAGTATTTCTTCTTTGAAATAGGGACGAAAACCTTGGAACTTTTCTTTTTCGCTGCTCATAGTTTATCCTTGATAAATAAGTTTTGGAATAGTTTTAAATATCTTCCCAACGGACTCAACCTTATCTGCATCACTCTTGGCCACCTCTACATAAGTTAACTGGTCCATAATCTCTTTCAATTCTGTTCTCAGCTTATCCTGCTCATCTTTTGCCTGAGATAGTAAATCAGAGGCATTAAGAGTTACAGATTCCCCTGGAATGGGAATAGTCTGAAACTTTCCCCTAATCTGACCAAGAGTTTCCTTGGACAAAGCGAGTGCGAATCTTCGAATCCACTGCTTTCCAATGGCGTTAATATTCTCATACGGCAGATTATCAAAAGGGATAGTATTTAAGTTGTTTATTCCATCAGTCCCAGATTTGTAGTTGCTGGGCTCATCCCAACTATTTGGAATGACGGAAAATTCAACCCACATATATAAATAAGTACTCAGCAACTGAGGTACGGGGTATATTCTTAGCTTATTATCTCTCAGTTCATAAGAATAGTGAGATAACCTTGTCCACAGATTATCCTCGAAAGCCATAGCTTGGAGCTTGTTTTGCCAAGTCGGGATCAGTTCAAATGAGGAATCATCAGTAAACTGCCCATAGTAGTTCATATTGCCAACCACGTTTAGTCCTCCGAAATACCCAAAGAATCTCCACATGGCGTGAGGCGTCTTATAGTAAACCTTCTTTACGATAACTCTTTTATCCCCCACAATGCCGGCATACGGTACCGGATCTCCGGTTGCTCCCACTCCGGTCGCGGCGGAAGATGATATTATGGCTTGCAAGTCATAGTCTTGCCTATCCTGCTCCAGTTTAAAAGAAGCGGAGTAAATAGGGATAGTTCCACCAACATTTGCTTCAAAAGATATTCCATCGCCGACGCGGCGTGCATACTCGAACATAACGCGTGGATACTTTAAATTTACATTTTCGGGCCCAGTTAGAGATTCGCCATTGTGATCAAATGTTCCAGTTGCCTGACCAAGGACATCAGAAAGGATGTTTTTTGTTTGGTGAAGATTGACCAAGTAACTATACTCAAGAACCGCGTCTTCGTAATTCGCATAGACATTAGCAGATTTAAGCTCGATATCGAGAACATCTCCTCCCAGCTTCTTATAGGTATAAGCCACCTGGGTTGCGGCGCCAGATAGAAAACCGGGGGAGCTATTATACATGCCGTAAGGCACTGCGACAGAGACATCATCCACATTGCCAGTCGGTGGTAAGATAGCCTTGCTCATCTGACTTGCCGGTGTTAAAGTTGGTAATGCCATGTTCGGGGGCCTCCTAGACTAAGTAGTTTCCACATAAACAAAACCCCCCCACAAAAAGTGGGAGGGCATTAAATTCTCTTATTTTCAGCTATTTAGCTATTATGCGAGATCTTGAACAATGACAAGTCCATACATATCAGGACGAACCATCTTCTTAGCGTAACGAGTCATGACGCCTTTGCGCGGCACGAAATCCTCGGTACCAAAGATGGTAGGAGTCATTTGGAGAGGCACATAAGGAGCGTAAACGTATCCACTTTCGAGGAACGAAGAACCCTTGCGACCAGCGAGAACAACGTTTCTCGGGAAGTAAGGATCGACATACACGTCAAACTTCTTGCTCAAAGAGCCAACTCTAACTGCTCCAACTTGCCCACGATCATCATCGTGAGTGACAGAGCCGCGGAATCCAGCAGTGAATTCGAGGAGGTTTGCAACTTCAGGTGAAACAACGATGAAGTTAGCGCCACCACGAAGAGTCTTTCTGTGGATCTGTGCGGAGACGTCGTTAATAGTTTCAACGAGGGTCTCGTACCATTCGCTAACGTTGCCGGTGAAGTCTGGGAAACCGTTAGTTATGGAATCCAAGGCGGCGCCGGTTTGGCGATTCACGAATTTTCCAGGAAACCTGGACCAGTGGAGGGTTTCAGCAGTAGCACCCTTGATGAGGTCTTCCAAGATTTCTTGGTCGATTTCAAGAGCGATGTGCTCAGACAGAATACTGGTCAACTCAACCTCTGCATCGAGATTGTGATAAGCATTCAGATCTTGTGCCAGTTCAGGCGTCCACTTAGCTTTGAGCTTCTTGGTCTTCGCAGTGACAGCCACGGAATCGACCTTGATGTCGATTTCTGGGATGCGCTCTTCGTTCTCAAGGCCCCAAATGTCGATACCTTCAACTGAACCAATAGCACCGGCTGCCTGGAAGGCGTCATCGATTACGAAAGAGGCGGAATTTGCGGACTCTATGGAAGTTACAGAGTTTGCAATTTCTCCTGCGCCCAGTCCGGTCGAACAAACAAGGACAAGATCGCCGGCGGTAAGGCCAGCAGCGACATCATTTGCGTTGACATCTCGCGTTAGTCGACGTACTTGGTCAGGATTCATGGTACCATCAAGATTAAGAGTGATTGTTACATAATCTTTGATGTTTAACTGGCCGTCCGTCAGGTCTGACAAGGTAACGGGTGCGATAGCTACTGCGGCGCCTACCAAATCGGGATCAAAACGACAAATGCGATCGACATCGTCACCTGCAGTTGGATCACCGACAACACCAGAAAGAACTGCTGTAATAGAAAGGCCACCTACGGTACCAGTCGGACTTGTGTATCCGTTGTTCAGGGCGTAAAAGCTCTGCTCTGCTTCGTTTCCAGCGAGCGAAACGCCGCCAGTGATTTGCGAAGCAACTTGTCCACCACCGTATACCGAAGTATTCCTCGCTGTGTCGAGGCGATTATTATGATAAGTGAAGTCAAGGAAGAAAATGAGTCCCGATGGGAGGCTCATAGGTTGAACCGAAACGAGGTCGTTTGCGATCAATCCACCGAATACTCGGCGGACAATTGGGAAAGCCACAGAAGCGAAGCCTTCGACGTCACCGCCGCCGGCGCCAGCCATTGTGGATGCTTCACGAAGAAGCTCTTTGGCTTGGTTTTCAAGCAACGAAGCCATTCCGTGCTTGGCACGCTCATTTGAAATCCCTTCAAGAAGACCAGTCTTTTCCCACTTGGAGAGAAGAGCGGCACCTTCTTTAGAAAGATCGCGTCGAACGATACCTTCAGTTAATTTATTTAAAATAGACATTTTTTATTATCTCCTAATTTGTTATCTAATTTTTAATACCTGCTAGAATTTTCATCCTTTCCATTACTGGAGTTTCTGTATTTCTAGCTGGTGCTCTTCTAGGTAAAGTGGCAGAAGGTCGTTCAATAGTCTCGCGGAGTGATTGTGGTCGCGCTTTACCTGATACACTACCCACTGCGCATTCTAGAGTCTCGAAAATAACCTTTGCTTCCTCAATAGAAATAGCAGTAGACAAAGCTTCGACAATTTTATGTTTTTGTCGCTCATTCAAGGAGTCGTTTGTCAAAATGCGATTTGTATAGAGTAATCTTGCGTTTGATAAATTTACTTTATCAAAATTCTCTTTTAAAGCCTTAAAAGCTTCAATAATCTTTGTGTTTTTATTTTTTAAAGTTTGTTTTTCTTCAGAAAGTCTCTCTACAGCGTCTTTCAACGCGGCGGCCTTCTCTTGCGCCTCGGTAGACGAGAGGCGCGCTAGTTCCAACTCTTCGTTGTGCGCCATAATACTTTCTGGGGTGCCGGCCCAGCCTGATTTGCGTGGATCGATATCAACCACTAATTCTTCCAAGATGTCACTCAGGGCCGATAAATCCATATCTTCTTCTAGAGCCACGTCAACAGAAACTGCCTCGACGTCCTCTTCCGGAGAGGGCAGCGTAGTAGCCTCTTCTTCGGCAGCGGCATGCTGGTATTCGTTCCCGATCAGTTCCTGATCCTTCTCTGCCAAAGTCTCTGCCATCTCTTTTAACTCTTCAAAGTCAAGAGTAATGACTTCCTCGACATTCTCTTCCGGTGGGGCGCCAGCCAATTTAATGTCCGGCGTTTCGGCCTCGGTGTCGGTGTCCATGGCAGCGTCGGAGAAATCATCCTCCTGCTCCAAAAGGCTCTCAACCGCCTCTTTGATATCATTTGAATATTTATTCAATATTGCCGTTTCCGCGTTTTTTACAGCAGCCTCTTTTAATGCTGATGCGTCTATTATAGCTTGTTCCAAAAGTGAAGACATCTGTGAACTCCTTAAAAAATTACCTCAAAGATAAATAGTCTTATAAAACTTAAAAAGACCTTTTTATAAAGAGTTTGTTTTACAAAAATAAAATATATTTTTCTCTAATCAGTCAATCCAGACCCAGTCAGAGGAAACATTTCCTTTGGCAGGATACCTGTCAAGTCTGCGACTAACTCGTAAGAACCATCGGTGCCGGGGGTTTCGAGGGATATGAATATTTGTTTACATTTTTGATTGAATGTTACGTTATCACCTTTATTCGAAAGAGTGAAATAGTGGTGGCCGCCGATTACATTTCCGGAACCAGTGGAGTTAAAGTGGACTCTAAGGCCAATAGTCCCAGAAGTATTGGAAACTAAGATGTTCTTTGTTACATTCGGAAATTCAATCATAACCTCATTGTCCGAAACGATTCCGCCTGTCAAGTAAGGGGTCCCACCCACCTGGTAAGATCCCACATTTTGCAATCCGGCCCTATATTGATATATGCTCATTTATACAAGCTCCCGTTATTTCTCTTATATAATATAAATAGTTTTTAAAATTTCTATCTTCTTCTTTTTCTCTCTTTTGGAAGTTTAGGTAGATCATCATTGAATTCCATCGACTTCTGATATTCATCCCTCAACTTATCGAGAACCTTTTTTCTTCTTTTCCTGGCTTTTCTCTTTTTTGTAGAGTCCTTTTCGAATATCAAAGTCTCCCTGTAGTCATCCAGTATTCTGAATTTCTTTATTTTCTTCATAAACCTGCGAATCATTCGCAAATCATTATCGTGCTTGCCCCTTGGTCTTTCCGTTAGGTTAGAAGGCTTAGATTTAGACATTTTTACTCCAATTATCTCGTATCTTCTATATTGAGAATTGCTTCTTCTGTTGAGGATGTGTTAACACTCTCTTTTAAAGTTATTGAGTTATCAAAAACTTCTCTTATCTTATTAAACGCAGTTAGTGCAAAACTGTGCAAATCAGCTTGCTGCAAATAGTAAATTTCGCCAGTCATGGTCTTGATTCTTGCTGGCCACACCTGTTCTGCTTCGAACATCTTTAAATAAACCCACTCGATTTGACATCTCATATCCAGCCCAAAAGATTTGCCATCAAATTGAAAGCCTTTTTCTATAATTTCATAAGTTTTTTCATCGATTTCATAATGCTTCTCTTCTCTCACTATATCGATTGCGGGCGGAGGTGAGTATGTCGTTATGATGTTGTCTAAATCGCTTTTCTCACCCAAAGTTAGCTCTTCATCGAATGATATTTTCACGGTATCGCCAGAAATAGTGATACCGTTTATTGGAGAACTAATATTAATAGAGCCGCCTATTTCAACATGTAGTTCTCCACTATTGACACCTTGTGGAAAATCTGTGGATAAGGAATAAAAATAATTCATTTAACTTTGTCTCCGAACACTATAAATAGTAGCACCTTTATGATTTTTAACGCATGTTCCACTTCTGGCTGCAGTTGGCGCCATATAATTAAGAAATGACACTAACTAACCCTCCAAATCTCGATTCTCGCATCTTGAATTCCTGCTGTATTTCCAGTTGCGGAATATTGTATTTCAAATGTCTTAGAGGCTCCCGAAAATGTAACTTCTGCAAAGCCGCCAGCAATAACCCTATCGGTGGGGTCTTTTGGTTCCATACTGTGTTCGGCCCCAATTGTGGCGGCGTCTGTGGTGTTTTGTAATCTTGCCAAAACTGACTTTTTATTATTATCCATATCTATAACCGATGTCCAGCCAACTCTATATGTCCCCGTTAACGATGGTGTTGTCAAAGTAACTTTTGTCTGAAATGTTGCGGAAGTTGTCGTACTTCTTGCGGTTGAAATCGCTGTTTGGTAGTCTTGCCCGAAAGCCCCCCCACCAGATCCGTTTGAGGCCGCTGTTAATCTGCCCTGGGCGTCAACAGTAATATCCGCTGAGGTGTATGATCCTGCGGCTACCGCGGTGGTAGATAAACTTGGGTTCGGATACGTCCCTGTGAGATCCCCGGCGGCTGCTGAGCCGGAAATCATAACATCTGGAAGTCCTGCGCTCTCTTCTGGAGTTGGCATGTTTGCCCACGAGTAGTCCGTATCGACGATCTTGACAAGGCCGGTCTGAGAAGAGGTCAGTGTGATCGTTAGGGAATTTCTCGGATCTCCTGAGTCTAACTGGATAGAAGAGATAAGTTGTGAACTATCTGCGGATCCATCGAGAGAAATGATAACACCAAACTGATACCTATCGAGAGAATGATTAACAACAATCGTATCTGTCGCGGAGAACGCTTGACTATATAATAAATTAAAACTACCTGCCATTAGTGTCGCTTCCCTTCTGTGAATTTATGCCCCACGACGATAACCGCCCATATAGCTACATCGTAGGCTGGATCCCCGTCATCTTCTAGTTCGAACCGAACTGCAATAATATCATCTTCATAGTATTCTTCAATCGACAAATATTTATAAGTAATAGAAAATAATCTATTGCTCAAATCATCGCCAAGAGTGGCGCCTTCGGGTTGTAATCCCTCTGTGAGGGCCATGGGCGCGACTTTCGATGTCAGAGTCTCAGTATTGTCGAATATTCTTGGTATTGGGATCTTTCCGCCGTCTGGGTCAGCGACATCTATGCCAGTAACTTGAAGTGGGAGGGCGGACAGAGTTCCAGATGGGAACTGGACAGAAGCGCCACTATCATCTAGGGAGTAAATAATTTTAAACTTGAGCGGCAGCGATGTATCAATTCCGGCAGGAAGTGCAAATTGGGTATAAATAGCATCTCCATCTTGATTCAGCAGCGAGTTGGGCATCCGGTGGGTCCATCCGGTTGGGGCGGCGCCAGAGCCGACGTTATTGTTGGCAGTTACGACACCACCGGACTCTCCAAAAATATTTCCGGCGCCGACAAGCGTTGCCTCCCAGATTGATTCACCATGAGATTGTCTAACCCCTTTATCGCTTATAGATAAATGTGTTGGAGTCAGCCACCACTTCCTGAACTGTGGCAAACTGGCAGAGGTAGTGATTCTACAGCGAGACCAGTATGCATTGTTGCCATCGATAGAAGAAGTTGCCCAGACGGTGTCTGGGTGCTCGATGCCGAACCTAATGAATTCATCATTGTCTGTTCTCATGAAAGGATTATTGGCATATCTATATCCTTCCGTTACAGAGGTACATTGGTAGTCTACATCGGCCCATTCGGTACCATCCCATACCTCGTATACATAGGCACCAGTCAATGAACCAATGGATGTATCAACATTGATCCCATAATATTTGAGTGGGTCTGAGTTTACGTCAACCCTTGTCGAGCCGAAATATATACAATGATTCGCGGATCCGCCCTGAAAGGTAAACGGCGTGTCAGCGTGGGAAGATGCCGAAATTGTAACGTCGATCAGAGACCCAGTTGTTGTCGTCGTGTCTGTTCCGTCGCTAGTGTATACTTTCATTCCAGTGGCATAAGATGGGCCATTGCCCACAGAGATCGCAGAGCCCTTTTCTGGGAATCCCGCCGCAAAGTCAGTACCAAAGAGAGTCTCGGAGGCATAATGATCTGTATTCTCTGTGGTTGCAAACGTCACTTCGAACTGGGCGTTGAGAGCAGAAGGTGGGAAGTTAAAATCTGGATGTGAATTGATGTTAGTCAGAGAGATAACTGAAGCACTAGTAAATGTTTCGGAGTTATTCATCGTAACAGAGTAGGCAGATGGCTGGATCTTTCCGCCGTTTATTTCAACGTTTACTCCATCTTGCTGGATATTAAGTCCGTTTTGGACATCGAACCAATTCACGGCTAGACATATTGCGGTTGCGGATCCTGTTACAGTTATAGTGTTTACAACATTTGAGTTTCCAGCATTAAAATTAATAAGTTGGGCGCGAGAGGATCCCTCAACCAAGGCTACATGCTCTATATCGCCGGTGGCGACGGGAACGTGGATTGACTCAAAGGCCATGACGCCCTGGTCCGATCTCACAACAGAATTTAATCCACCCATTGTCAGTCTGACTTCTGATCCAATAACCTTTCCTGTGCCCGTCTTTACAAATCCATCTCCAAGGCCACTTGCGCCATCGCCAGCGTAAGCTAGCGAATAAGCCTGCATCGTACCGCCTGCCCCAGTATATCTGATACCTGCATTTCCAGAACCAGTCGGAATATTAAAGGTGAAGCCCTCGACCCAAGTATCGTCGACTGTTGTGAGGATGTCTGTGGCAGAGGATGTTATACCAAGCGAAGTTCGAGTGTATCCTGCGGATCCGATTAGGGACCGGCCAGATGGCAAAGATAGGCCGGATTCTGGGTATATGCCTGGGCCAACATAAATGGCGTCTCCAGATAAAGAGTCTGTAATTGCGGCGTCGATAGTCAAATAAGGGAGGGATTCGTCTCCTCTTACCCCAGTACCATCGTCGCCATTGACACTATCAACAAAGAGAGACTTTCCGATCAAAAGAGAGGCGTTGACATTTGTTAAATTTGAGCCATCGCCATAAAAGGCAGAAGCAGAAACATTAACTGAGGCGCTAATATCGCCAGTGACAGCCAAAGCATGTGTTGGATTTATATTGTTGATACCAACTCTGCCGGCAGAAGATGAAACAAATAATGTATTATCTTGAACTGACTGATTTGAATCGTTACCTACAAACAAATACCCTTTATCTAAATTTGGGGTTGCGTTTGTTCTTCCGGCGCCGCCGACTTTGATTTGACCATCGCCGCCACCGCCGTTACGGACTATTATTCCTAAATTCTGTATCAAGTGGCTCGAACCTGTGGGAACAAAGGGAGTTAGACTTCCAGAAGTCCCACCAGAGCCGGTTTGAACATATGCAGTGTCTCCCCCTGAGAAGGACTGTCCGTATAATGTTGTCAAATTTATATTCTGCAAGCTACCAAAAGTAACAATCTGGACTGCGGCGCCATTAATGGCATTGGCGGCGGCGAGACCAAATGCCGGCATCTTAGCCGGGTCATCACAAGCGGCGAGTGCGACAGTTGGTGTCTGTCCGGATATACCATTAATATATACCGCCTGACCTTTGGAGATCGAATCACCTTCGTCGTTAACGGCGTCGAATAAGATTGCTCCCTGCAAATCCCCGATAACGCTATCGGTATACAGAGTGTTCCAGCTTAAATCTGCGGATCCCAAATCATATGTTATCGTGGCGTTTGGGACGATGGTCGAAGAAGACAGATTTGTGCCGTCCCAGGTCAAATCGGCGGAGGCTCCAAAGGCACCTGCGTTGTTAAATTGTATTTGTGTATCTGATCCTGCTGGTGTGCCTGCTGGTAAATTTGTCAGATTGGAGCCATCACCATGAAAGAAGCTTGCAGATACGTTTGCTGAGGCAGTTAAATCGCCAGCTATATTGACTGAGCCGGTGAAAATGTGCGTGTTTGCGGAAGAGCTTCCGAAAAGGGTAGGCCCGTAAACTTGTAGTGCTGGGGATCCAGGACTTGAGAGGAAATTATTCTGTATCAGGTCTGCGTCGTCATTGGAGGCGGAATATGGAAAGACAACCAGGTGTCCCTCGCCGGTCATCCTTATTCTCTCTTTTAAATTTGTGGAAGCGCCCCTCCCCTCCGGTGTTGAAAAGAATTGAAGATATGATCCATTTTTTGTTCCAAAGGTCCAATTTTCATCAGCTTTCGCCTGAACATAGTACCCCAGAACCGACTGGTTTCCATCCCATCCACCAAAGTTTATTCTTCCGAGGGCTTGGCCGGTGGCCACCCCTCCACCGTTTGGAAAAGTGCCCTCGTTCGTATAGAAAGACAGGCTTGAAGCGTTACCAGGTTGCGGGTCCCATGTATGCAATCGTATGGAAGATTCATATTCTTCCTGTGCGTAAGTATATACCGAAATGCCGTTTGAGGTGATGGCGGCGGAGGAGGTCGATTCCTGTTCTATGTGAAGAGCGCCTCGCTTGGCGGTCGCAGTTGGAAGAAGAATCTCGTCATTTGAAATCCCAATCAGTACTCTGGCGCCGCCGTCGACGCTACTTGAAGTATCGACGGACATCAGGCAAGGCAAATCATTTCCGCAAATTGTCAAAAGCGGGCCTGGGTCCGAAGAGGAGATCAGAATGACGGAAGATGTTATGGAGCCGTTGACACTTAGAGCGTTACTTCCACTACTCCATGTAAAATCTGCATCTGCTCCAAGGGCACCATCAGCATTATATTGAATCTCCGCGTTTGTGCCGGCCGGGGATGCTGTTGCTGTAACTCCGGTGAGTCCAGATCCGTCGCCATAGAAGAAGGCTCCGGAAATATTCACAGACGCTGTGATATCACCACTTACAGTTAAGATATTCGCTGTGTTATCCCATGTAAAATCTGGATCGCCTGCAAAGGCGCCTGCATCATTGAATTGAACCGATGTGTTGGGGGCGCCAGGCGTTGTTGCGCCGCCTCCTATGATACTGCTGGCAGATAGTGGGCCATTGATGAACACGGAGCCCGTAAATTGGTGTGTATCATCTGGTGTATCGCCAAACTTTGTATTACCATCGGCGTCGATGTGCGTAACGTTTGTGTTAATAACATTTACGTTATACTCATTGGCAGTTATCGATCCAGAGACGACAAGATCTCCGCTTATATCTACGGGACCGCCATCAAATACAACTTTGCCACTAACGTAATTTCTACTTGGTCGAAATCTTGACATATATTTAGTTCACTTTACCTATATAAATAGTTAAATAAGAAACTAAATCATATTTTTCCAATTTTTTCCGCCAGCAATTGCCATAATCCCACTAATATCTACACCAGCATCGTTCGGTGCATAAGCGGATAGTGGACTTTGAGAGTTGGAAGAACCTGGGGAGCCGGCTCTTGAGATTGGATCCACATTATCGAATATGCCGTTAAATCCTGCGCCCATTGATTCTTCTAATCTTCTTTTTTTCTCTTTTAGGGCGTCAGAGGCTTCTTCTTGAAGTTCAACCCTTTGTCTTGAGAAATCTGGTGGAGGAGTTTGTCTTGTCTCGACAATCGTTTGTTGGGACCCAATACCAACTGCGATCTCTTTAATTAAGTTTGATAAAACCCCCTCTTCAAAGATCACTTCTTTGATACATTGTTTGATGAGGGGTTTTAGGATTTTTTGTAGTTCGTTCTTTTTCACTTATTCCTCTTCTTCGCTTCGTCCCACCTTCCCGTTGTGGCGCGCCGTTCTTCCCCGTAATCCTTATTGCCGGGTGTAATGTCGCCGCGAGTTGGTTCATACTTCCTACTGTGAGATTTACCTCCTCGGGCGTGGTACGACCTATCTTTAGCATCTTGAGCGTCCTGCTTCGCCCGACCGGTCGCATCCCAATCTCGCTGGGCTCGTCTCTTCTTTGCAGCTTCAGCGCGTTCACTATCATCGATGATCCCATCGGCCCATCTTTTATGATCGCGCACGGCGCTTTGAAGACGATACGAGCCGATTGTAATATCGATTAAATCTTTTATGTCTTTTGCGCCGTGTGCTTCGAGATCTTTAGGCAGGCGTTCTGTATTCACCGAAGAGTGTTTAAGTGTGTCTTCAAGGGCGCCCTTCAGATTATCATGTGGGCGTTGCAACCTTTTTTCAACTTCCTTAAGCCAATATTCTCCGGTCTCTCGGGTCTGAGCTTCTCGCTTGCTGCCAGTAAAGTCGCCCTTTACAACGTCTTTGGCCATTTGACCCCAAGAGCGCTCGTTTAAATCTTCGTCTGGTGAAAAATCACCCTCTTCCATAAAATTTCTAAAATTTTCAACGAGCAGTTGATTTTTATCATTGCTCGACCATTTTTTATTTCTGCTCATTTTATTTATCTCCCAAGATGCTATTTAAAGCTCTGTTGATTCTATCTGCTTTAGTAAAAATGTTTGGTTCTTTATATTCTTTGCCTTCCTGCAAATTCATAAATGCATTTGGTGTGCTTGGCTCTGAAACGAAATCAAAGCAGATGAGTTGGAAATCGTCTTCGACAGCCACACACCCATCCGACATTTCCCGAACAGAGCCCAAACCTCTCGATGATATGCCAAGTTGACAACCACCCTCTACCAGAGAGCGTAAAATCTGTCCAGATGGGGTATTCAGGACCTTAACAGTGCCTTTGACCTCGGGGCCTTCCATCCAAATATTGGTAACAATATGAGAAGCATTCTTCAAATTGATGACCGAATCATCTGGGTGGTCTAGTTCTCCCAAAGCTCTATTTTCTTTGACAAGCTTTTGATAAACTTTTATCTCTCTTGCCAAGATATCCTCTGGATATACCCTCATATTACCGTTTGGTTTCGAGGCGCACTGCATCAAGCCGGTCAAATACATTGCACCATTCTTTTGTACATCTATTTTCTCTGCCTCAGTCAAAAGATCTTGGCAGACACCCCCATCACAGAGGGCATAGTATTCTCTTAATAAAACTTTACTCATTTTAAATCCTTTTCAACGCAGTCAACATCCGTTTTTGCAACGACGAACTCCACGAATCATCCATCTTTTAGACATACTCACCTCCTTTCTTTTAGGTTTATGCCATCATCTCCAAACACCATACTTAAGATATATGATGTTCCAGAACTCACCCAACCACAAATTAAAAAGTTCATGATAGTTGGTTCATAAGTAAATAGTTCAGTTAACGGGCTAATGCCACATAAAAATACACCAACCCAAAACCCAACACACATCGGACAACACCAGAAGTAACCTTCAGGACGAATTTTGTCAAAGATTCTAGCATAACAAAGCAATTGTGTCAGGCCATGGCTAGCCAAGACAAAATATATGAGGTTCATTATTTTTCCTTATCTTCCTCAAGCATATAGCTCATCCAATAAGGTTCATAGTTATAACCAGGCTTCAAAGAGCCTTTCTCCGAGGCCTGGGGGACCTCTCCGAGTTCAGTTGAGTCGGTGTCCGTAGGCTGCGTATAATAATCATCGAGCATCTTTTCATAATCCTCAAGATAGTTGTAATATGGCGCCTCTTCTTTCAAGAAGGTGTGTATATTATAAAGAGTATAGTCGATAGGATTGATACTAGCATCAGCAGACTCTTCTATTAGCCCCTCAAAAGAGCCATATACGCTTCCGCCCCTTATTGAGTCGTAAGAGATAATCCCTCGCCTTTTCAAATGATCAAACAACCTATTCTGGACTTCATAAACCGCATCTGAGAAATCATCTTTCGCAAATGCAACCACCTTTTTCTTCTTTGGCATGATGACGATATCAATTTCCTGGTGATCGAATATCAAGATGTTACCATCCAAGGTTTTTCTAGCTTTAAGTTCTAGGGTAATTCTCTTCTTATTGGCTTCTGAGCCCATGTAGACGGTTAGTGATGCCATTAGCTTTTAATTTCCTTAACTAAGTTTTGTATTTTCAAGATATCATGGATAAAAACGTTATCTACTGGTCTTTTTACCATGTTTTCAAGCATAGAGGAGACCTTCTGGGCGCCAGTGAGCATCTCGCTATCAGATTGTAACTCTTTTATATTTGCGGCCTCTTCCATCTCCTCTTTGAGTCTGGGGATCTCTTCATTTAAGAATATCTTTAGTTCCACGCCGTTATCGTCAAATGATCTGATATATCTTCTTAGGAGTTCTTTTTGTGACTCCAACAGGGATGATCCGTATTTCTCATTGAATTTTTTGACAAAAGTCTTATATGTCAGATTGTCGATAGGCCTCAACAACTCCCTCTCCTTCTCTTCATCAGAGATCATCCTATTAATGAGGTCGCTCTCCATCAGGACTCGCTGTCTCATTTTTGTTTTTGGATGAAAGATCTGAAAGATTGTTGCCATATCTTTATAGTTTGGGATAAAATTTGCGAAGACGTCTGGAGACACAAGCTTGTTGATCTTATTGATCACTTCTGATTGCTTTTTGAACAAATCTTTATGATTTATAGCCCTCTTTTGTACTCTGGCCTCGAAGATGATCTTTTCTGCTGTCCTCTTGTCCACTTTCCTCGTCTCAAGGATAGATTTATAGAGGTCGAGGTCTTTTGCAAGAACGCCGTTGCCGCGGAAGTTTTCTTTTATGAGAGATAAGATAACCTTTTTCTTTTTTTCATCCTTAGAAATAATTGTCTTGGTTAACTCTCTTATTAGAGCGTCAAAGATAAAGGCAGTATTGCGCTTCTTATTATGTTTCATCTTCATTTATTTTAATCTCCGAATTTTGTTGTAAATCCATAATAACCCTTTTCACGGCCAAGGTGGATTCCAGTAAAATGCTCTCTTCGTTTCCGTAATTAGGTCGCTCGTTCTCGTAAATACCACGAGACAAGCTCATCATATCCATCATGCCAGGAATTAACTCTCTCTGGCTGGGAATAGCTATGCTCTTATAAGCCTGTGGGCGGCCATTTCGTCCGTCGCCGCCTCGGAGCTTTTTATTTACATATTTTTTCCCTCTTGATGATGATTTGAGTGATTTTTCAGAATATTTCTGGCCATGATCATTTCTCTTGGCCGGGGCGTCCAGAAGAGGGGATTCCTCCGCTTCCTCGCCGGCTGGCTCTTCTCCTCCGAGGTCGAATTCTTCTTCTCCTCCGAGGTCGAATTCTTCTTCTCCCCCCATATCAAGGTCGCCGCCTCCGGAGGCTCCGAGGCCTTCTTCTGCAACCTCTTCTGCTGCTGCTGCGAGGGCTGCTTCGTACTTCCTATCGTGAAACATTTCACGTTGATTTCTGACGAATTCCTCATCTGACAAATCAAAAATGTTTTGAGCTATCCAGCGTCTACTAAAGAAATTCTCTGTGGCGCCGCCGGCGATATCAAATTTTGTCTTCCAATGCTCCAGTTCCTGCAATTCAGCGATTTTTGAAGGATTATTGAGATTAAGTCTGAAACTAACTAAGTCGTCACCTCGAAACCCCAAAGTATATAAATGCACAATACCTATTTTTTCCAGTTCCGTGATAGCGGAGCGCTGGAGCCTCTGGATTGTTCTCGCAAAGCGGATATCCTTCTGAGCCAGAGTGTTTTTATCTTCTACAGCAGCATCAGAGTCGCTCGATAAATAAGAGGAAGGTATCTTTAGGGCAGAAAACATCTTGTCTCTCAAATATTTTACATCGTCAATATCTCCAGTGAACTGTCCGCCTTGAAGCGTGTCTATCTTTGATGATTCTCCCCCTCTTATCGGTATGAAATAATCTTCCTCGACAGATAGCGGATTATAGCGGAGGTCGACGCGGCCAGTATTTGCATCGACTACCTGATTCCTCTTCATCGATGTTATTGTTTTTTGTACAAAGTTTTCAACGTCTTGTGGGGCGATATTTCCAACATCAATATAAAAAACTCTCCGCTCTGATGATCGGACGATGCGATATGCCATCATAGCGTCTTCCATCAGAACCAATTGGCGCCAAATGCGGCGGCCGGCGTCCAAAACAGAGGTACCATAAGGAGTATTCTTGTCATTTCCCAGGATCCTAAAGTGTGCCACTTGCCAGTTCTCGAAAGTCATGCCGCCGGCGTTCCATTGATATTGAATGTAGTTTGGATTTGTTGGATCCTCCCCCTCCATCCTCTCGATTTCCCTAAGTGGCAGCGGTATAACAGATTTGACACCGAGTCTCTCGTCAATATCCATATATAATATTACATCGCCATATTTGCACATCGAGCGGCACCAACCAAACAGATTATGATTGACGTTGAGGACATTATCATAGAGAGATCGTAAAATCGCTTTTATTTCCTCGTTCGAGCATTGAATTGATAACATTGGAGTCAGTGCCGTGTGTGTGGTCATCTCATCAGCATATATATCCAAAGCAGAAGCTATTTCCGGCATATATTCCATCTGTTCGTAGTCAACATAGCGTTCGGCACGATTTTGCTGCGCCATTATTTTCGAATGCATGATGTCGAATGGACTATATTCAGATTTCTTAAATTGTTGGCCGGATGCCGACTTAAATTGGGTCGCATATTTATCCAGAGACGTCCTGCGAATCTTGCGATTCATTTGGGTTCTCCAGTTCACGATCGGACCAGAGAATAATCTCGTCAATCTCCTAAAGAGTTCTGATTGTGGATTATTTGGATTTTTAGTTTTATCGGCCATTATCTATCCTTTGATTAACCAAGAATATTTCTTATACTCTTCTGCTGTTTTAAACATCTTTTCTTCAAACACTTCTTTTCTCTTATATCCTTCCATTCCTGGAACTGTTGTGTTTATTTTCGTGTCGACTTTTACTATCGAACTCAAACACGCCTTCTTATATTCTATCTCTCTCTTGTTGACACCTAGTGCTGTATCCCTTACCCAACAGGCGATTGCTAATGCCATGATTAAATCATCATTATATCCTCGCATTGCTTGTGGCTTTCCATTATGCCAAATAAAAGTTCGTAATTCATTAGAAAAACGAACCGAATATACTTTAATTAGTTTGTTTCTGATGAATTCTTCTAATTTTGCTATAATAAGGGGTCTTGTCTTCGTGGAGGTAGTGAAACCGGGAACTGCGGAGTTGTTAGTCTCCCCCTGGTACGATTCTACATACTCATGTGTGCCTTTTATGGAATAGTATAAGTTTGGGTACTGTAGATCCGCCAATTTCTCCAAAACAGAGATTCCGATTCCCACATTCTCTACCACCAACAAGCAATTACCATATTCTTTTCCGGCTGAAGTCAGAATTGTAGAGTACATGTCAAGGTTTGGTTTTCCCTGGTATTCTGCCACAATTTCCATAGTTTCCAATTTTATTATATGAAAAACTGAATAATCGGCACCATCACCCCTAGCTACGTCAGCCACCAATAGATAGGTGCAATCCGCCTGGTATTCTTCCCAGATCCACATGTTCCTATCAAATCCGGTCCTATATTTGGGATCGCAAACACAGGATTCTATCCAAGCAATATCATCAGGGTGGATTACACTCTCCCCAGAAGTATTAAAGTTACACTCTAATTCTTGAGCTATCTCTCTGCGAGACATATTCCTAGTCTCTTTCTGAAACCAAGCCTGATCTCGATCAGGATGTACATCCCAAGGAAGATTGACAGGGTGAAAATCGTTTGATGTTTCTATTGCCTCAATATATACCTTGTGAAACCAATTTCCAACTCCGTTTGGCGTTGACAAAGCTATACACCTACCCCCAGTAGAGATCGTAGGATACAAACCGGCCCATAACTCGCCCAGATTGTCAATGTGGGCGGCCTCGTCGAGTACTAAAAGGGACAGTGCTTCAGAACGGCCGGCATCACCCGAAGTGGATGCCGCTTTAATTTGAGACCCGTTTGAAAGCTCAAATGAAGTTCTGTTATCAATTGAAATATTAGATATAACGATCCATTCAGGGAGATTTTTTAGAATGGCTTTTACCTTTTTTACTAGGTTTGCTGCAGTTGCAAACTTGGTGGCCATTACGAGGATGTTCTTATCTCGATGAAATAGCATTAGCCACACAATATATGCGGCCACTATAGTAGAGATACCCAACTGGCGCGCCTTCAATATAACGCTGAAGCGATAGTCATTAAAGTCCGACAACAAATCCGTCTGGTAGGGATATGTCTTGAACGGTATCAGGCCCTGGAGTGGGTGAGATATTCTTGCATAATTATTGGTAAAATAAACCGGGTCTTTACCACACTTTAAAATTTCTGCTACTATCTCTTTCTTTGATAATGTATACGACATCTACTCACTTTTGTCGAAGGAGCCTTCATTCAAAAATTTCTGGTATCTCACTGCGATTGGGTCGATTATACCTTCGCCGAGAGTCTCAACAGATTTCATGCCGCCGATCTTAAACATTTTGTGTGCCATCACGAACGTTCTGACTCTTGATGTATTCTGAACGACGCAAACTGCCTCGCCTTGGGGATTTAGACTGAGGGATTTTCCGGTAATAACTTTGTATTCCTTCTTTAGAAAATCTGCGATTGCTGCAAGGCGTCTTTCACACTCCTCTTCGAATCCATTGGCATACACATCAGACAGCCTGACATTTGCTTCATAGTTAACTTGGAGCATATCTCCGATTATCTTTACACCGAAGCCGTCGGAAACGCGCGAATCCGTTATAGCACACCCTTCTTCACGAGAAAGACCGATCTTTTTAGGATCACCGGTGACAAATCGTTCGTCATGGGCGCCGTCATATGCGTTTGCTGCAGCTTGTGTAATTCCTTGAATAATTTCTAGTGTTGTAGCCATTTATTTTTCCTCTTTTGGGCGCCATCCGGATTTCCATCTTTCTTCGCGGCCCTCTACCCATTGAATGTAGCATTTAAAACAACAATCAAACTTTGTCATGTATACGTCGTCTCTCAACTCAAAAGAATAAGAATGACATGTCGGACAAATTCGATTGCTATCTTTAGTAAATAGTTTTTTAGATATTAAAAATCCATCAACTTCTATTTTTTCAGTTTTTTCTCGAATTTCCTTCTCTTTCTCGTAGAGAGCTTTGGACTGTTTTTGATATTCCTTCTCTTTTTCATCGTTCCAATCTGCTTGGGGGTGCTTGATCGCTTCTTTTCCATATTTCTTGGAAATAGCGACTTCATACTTCGCAATATCATTTAAACTTTTCTTCATTTGTTCACCGCATGTACAATCGCGACAGTGGAGGCGGCGCCGGCCACAAAACCACCGATTATTCCCCAGATCATAGCATTTGATCCAGGTTTTTTCGCAATAATCTTATTTAATTGTTCGATTTCTGTGTTTTTCAACTCCAAAGTCGTCTCGTACCTCTCTTTCTGGGTATCCAGGGTTATTTGAAGCTGGTCTAGTTTCAAGTTAAATTCTCTTTCTTGCTTTGAGAGTTCAAATCCGAGCTTTAAATCATATTCTTCTTTCAAAAATTTATTATTTGCCAACAATCTGGCTGTTGCCTCTGGATCGAACAAAGTGCCGACGAACGGAGATGGTTCATCTTCCTGGACAAATGTGAATTTACCCTCTCCTGCTGAGGCTGTGTTCACAGAAGTTGCAAAGAGTACCAAAAATATTATTTTATTCAACATATTCAAATCCAAATTGTTCTTCTATCTCTCTTGCTAGTTTTTCTGGCTGCAGCGCAAAGTCTCGGATATATTCTTCGATATCCTCCTCTTTATTTCTTTGAAGATTTTTTATTTCTTCCTCATATTTTCTCGTCAATTCAACTAGTTCACGCTCATAAGCAGCAATT